AAAAGAGTCTCAGCATGACCCTGTTCCCCATTGACGAACACATGTTCACAGAACATGAACACACATAGTATAACATTAGTTAACACTAACTCACACCACACAACACCGCCTCACTACGTTCGGCTTGTCTCGCTCCGCTCGGTGTTGGCTCGCTATGCTCACCTTGGACTCGCTCTGCTCGTCCTAGCTCCGCCTAGATCACATTGCGCCACGTAACACCGTAAGCAGCTACGCAAGAATGTTCCACGTGAAACAATGACCCTCTCGGGTTCGTAGTGGATTATGTGAAATTCAAAAAATACTTGTATTCTAGAATAGGTATGCTATACTATAGGTGAAAAGAAGGAGGGCTTAAGAAAATGAATAAGCAAGAGTTAACATTACCAAAATTAAGAATTGTTATTAATTATGAAGGGACACATTTCTATACAATTGATGTGGACTATAGAACGAGACAACACGAGTCACTTGAACAGGCTCAAGAATATTTATGTTATAAATATAATATTGTAACAAGTGAAATCAATGTTGAAACAAAAGTACAATTTACTTATTAGTAGGAAGGGTGTTTATTAAAATATGAAAATGAAATTAAAAGAAGTATATGATAGCACGCTATTAAATATTTACAATAATGCTATACATATTATTAAAATTGTTGATGTAGATGAATTTAAAAAAGAGTTAGTCGTTAACTATATTAAGTTAATGAATAATATTTTATTGACTGCATTAATAGACGAGAATGTGACAGTTAGCGATTTTAATTATTTAGTTTTACAGGCTACTGATCTATCAAATGAATTACTTAAGTATGTTAATGATGAATTTATATTTATTTAATTGGAGGTGATGTAGACAATGAAACATTATAGTATTAGAAATATTTACATTAATTATGAAGGTATTCAATGTGAATGTTATTTATCTAGGAATAGAATTAAAAGGGCTGTGTATAACTTTATTTATGGACAGATAAATACACCTATTTTAGATTATTTAGAAGAGCATAACTTAAAGGTAAGCGTATATTGGAATTATAAATGGTGTCAACCGGTTATACATATTCCACAAGCTAAAGGATATCCAGCTGTGATACATGGCTTAGGTAAAGATTTAGGATGGTATTGCAAGGATTTAGAGTGGAGTCGTTATGAGTAGAATTTACAAACATTCGCATAATCCAAGTGATATGACAATGGATAATATCAACAGAATCGTTGATATTATAGAGACGTATTTATGTGATTATAAACTTGGCTTTCATCTAGTATATCAGCGTAGGCATTTAATTAGAATGGATATTTGTAAATTAAATTCAAAGAGCGTAATAGCTAGTTATTCCTTTCGCTACAGCACTATGACGTTATTTAAACGTAAGGTTTTGCAAGGCGCTGTATCACTTGAGGATATGATTAAAGAAAACGAACGGAGAGGCTATGAGTATTTATAATGATTTAATACTTGCAAGTTGGTTATTATGTGTTGTATTATCTGTTTACCAAATATACCAACAATGTAAAGGTAATTTTAAGTATTACAAGATATCAAACAGATACATAAATTTCATTATAATCTCAATTGTAATGTTAGTTATGTGGTTTGTTCTTATAAATATGAAATATGACGAGTTAATGGAGGTGTGCCATGTAAGACATTAAGTGTTATGACTTCACTAAAAAGCGACGTAGGTTGTAAATTGTTATGCTGGTTACAAAATTAGACAACTTGAAATAAATTAATTGAAAAAGCAAAGTTAAAATTAAAAGGAGAATATTAAAATGGAAAATTTAGGAAATGAAGTAATGGCAATGGAAAACACAGGCTTAGTTGTGACTGAGGACATGACTCACGAGCAACGTGTTAACTTATTCAACGCGGTAAATAATGCGGAAGGTTTAAGCGATCAGGTCGGTAAAGATTTATGGTTAACTGGATACATCGTGCAAGATGTAGAAAAGGAAAACGAGAAAACGGGCGAGATTATCTGTAGTAAGTTAATTACTGTAATTGATAAAGAAGGTAAGGCATACGCTACGAACAGTAAACCTTTCTTACAATCATTAAAGCAACTTAAACAAGTATTTAACTATGATTGGACAAAAGAACCGGTATGTGTGACAATCATTCAGAAAAAATCAAATTCAAGCTCAAATAAATATTTAAGCATGGCTGTAAAATAGCCTAATAAAATAAGGGTGTTAGCCAAACACCCTTTTATTTTGACTTAAAAGGGGGTGTTTAAAATGGCTAAAATGCGAAAAAGCACGAAAGATGTTAAGCGGTTAAGAAATGCTATAGCAAGTGCTAAACGAACTGCTACAAAAGCGCAAAATATGGGGCAGAATGTTGTTTTTAATGATATTCGTTCTATAAAAGATTTTAATGATCGTAAGGAATTCAACAAATACTTAAAATCAATTAAACGATTCAATAAGGAAAATAGATATATTGAAAATCAATATGGTGTTGTATTTAATAGAAATGACCTTGAAAAAGCGAATAAGTTAATAGACAAACAAAACCGACAAAGAAGAAGTCTAGCAAGAAGTGTTGGACTAACAAAACTAAAAGAGACAAAAGGCGGTATAACTACAAATGTAAGTGTTAAACAGGCTTTATCTGTATTAAAAGATGATAGAGGCGGTTTTTTCGAGCCGGTCCATCATGTTAACATTCAATCGTATAGATATCCTAAACAATTAGATAATCGAATAGAAAGTTTAAAAGAAAATACAAAAAAGAAGTCAAAGAAAATCAGAACGTTGAGAAAAAATTATAAAAAAGCAATATCCGAACAAATAGAAGGTATGAATATTACAGAAGAAGAAGGAAATCAAATATTAGAAGATATTCAATCTTTATCAGATAAAGATTTAATTAAATGGTTCTACCAAGAACGAAAAGCCATAAACACATTTAAGTATCTTGATTTAAGTCGTGAATATACAGAAAATCAAAAGTTCGTGAATGAACAATTAAGTAAAAATATTCAGACGGATTTAAAAGATGTAAAAGATAGTTTGGCTGTGTTTACAGGGCGTGCATATGTTAAAGATGGAATTGTTACATATAAAGAATAATGTAAAGGGGGTTGTAGTATGGCAAAGAAAAAAGAGCCTAAGGAGATATGGGCATGTGACTTTGAAACTACAACCGACCCTTTAGACTGTAGAGTTTGGGCATGGGGTGCTAGCCTGGTAAGCGATTCAAGTATTAAAGAATATGGTAATGGTATATATGGTTTTTTTGAGTGGTGTCGACAGAAAACACGAAAATTATACTTCCATAACCTTGCTTTTGATGGTGAATTTATTGTAAGTTGGTTATTATCAAATGGTTATGAATATTCGGACAAGCCTAAAACCGGATGTTTTAAAACAATTATATCGAATACAGGTTTGTGGTACTCTATCGAAATATGGTGGAAATATTCAATTTATCGGTCAACAAAAACCACAATATGGGATAGCTTTAAATTAATTCCATTTAGTATTGAGAAGATCGCACATGATTTTAACTTACCAATACGTAAATTGAAATTAGATTATAAGGCTAAACGTGAGATAGGGCACGAGCTTACACCGCATGAAGTAGATTATCTATTCAATGATATTGATATTGAAGGTATGGCATTAAATGAATGTTTTAAATTAGGATTCAATAAAATGACAGCCACTAGCTGTAGTTTTGAGGCTTTTAAGAAAACTTTGCCTATGTCGTTTGAAAAGATATTCCCACCGTTAGAAATGAGTGTGGATACTGATTTAAGACCGGCTTACAGTGGTGGTTTCGTGTGGGCAAACCCGGAATTAAAAGAGAAAGAAATAGGGCAGGGGATAGTATTTGACGTAAACTCGTTATTTCCTAGCCGTATGTATTATGAATTATTACCGTATGATACACCTATTTATTTTGAAGGTGAATATCTACAGGATGATGAATACCCTTTGTGGGTTGGTGTTGTGAGTTTTGCTTTTGACATTAAAAAGGATCATATACCATGTATTAGCTTAGATAAGTTTTCTAGATTTTTTGGTAGTAAAAAATATGTTGACAGCTCAAACGGCGACATTGTGAGAATGACTGTCACAAGTGTGGATTGGCAGCTATTTAATGAACAATATGATATTTATGATGTAGAGTTCATTAATGGATATAAATTTAGGGGTTGCGTTGGCATTGCAAGGCAGTTTATTGATGAGCAAATGGAAGTTAAAAAGAATTCTAAAGGTGCACAAAGATTTATTGCTAAACGTCAATTAAATTCGGTTTATGGCAAGTTCGCAACGAACCCAAATGTCACTCCTAAAATTCCATTTATTGATAAAGATGATGGAGTTTTACGTTTACATGACCCTATGTATACAACTTATGAAGATGGAGAAGTTAAAGAGGTTATTGATGAACAATTTAGAGACCCTATATATTTACCATATGGGGAATTTGTCACAGCTTACGCACGTAAATATACAATTAGTACCGCGCAAAAGGTAGGCATACATAGAGTTGCTTATATTGATACGGATTCAATACATCTAGTGGGAACACAAGTTCCGGACGCTATTAAAGATATTATTGACGATAAGGAATTAGGTTATTGGGGTCTAGAATCAGTGTTTACACGATCTTATTTTATTGGTGCTAAGTCATATGTGGAAGAAATCGAAATCAGTTATAAGGAATATGTAGAGCACCAACAAGAATTTATTAGTGAGAATGATTGCAAAGATAATTTGTATTACATTCGTGAGGGTGTTTGTTATTACTTAAATGTAAAATGCGCTGGTATGACACAAAAGGCAAAACAGAATGTAACATATGATAATTTCAGAGTTGGGAATGTTATTAATGATTGCTTAAAGAAAACACATGTACCTGGTGGCATTGTGTTAGTCGATAGACAATTCAGCATTAAGAGTAGGTAAGGAGGGTGATAAAGTGATAAGTGTTTTAACGAATATATTGTATTATTTATTTATTGCATTTTGCTGTTTAAGTGTAACATTTCTATTTGTCGTGTACATTATAGGAATGGTATTGATGATTATTTGGATTATAAAGGAGTAAAGGAGTATAAAATGGATTTTATGTTTTTAATGATATTAATGTGTATTATTGTGTTAGCAGCTTTTTGTTTAATTATATATTGTAAATATGAGTCATTGATTGATAATTATAAATATTTGAATAAAGAACTAGATAGTTTAAGTTATGAAGTTTATCATCATGATAACGCAATATTTAAAAAGTGTGATAAGACTCTAAAAGAATTTAATGAAATTATGTTCGGAAATCCCCCACTTAAAAATAAAGTGGTGGTTGTTAGGAGCATAAAGGATTATGATTATACCGCCTATCGAAAAGATATTGATATGTTAAACCAATATTTAGAAAATGGCTGGAGCATTGTAAACCATGAAACGAGTGACTTTGTACACACTTATATATTAGGTATGCCGTTAGTATGGCAGGATGAAAAAGAAGATAATGAAAAAGGATGTGATGACAATGTTGAGTGAAAAGTCGAAAGAAAATAGAAATAAATGGTATCGAGATCATGTCAATAAATATTGTGTTTGTGTCAATAAAAATGAGGTTGAAGTCGTTGACTACATTGAAGGTTTATTGAAAGAGAAAAAGTTTAGTCAATATGTTAAAGATAAAATTAAAGAAGATTTGGCAAAAAGTAAATAACATGCTAATATATAACCGTAAGGAATAAAGAACGGAAATCAGACATGTATGTTAGGTTTACTCGCGGTGAAACGTGCTAGCAACATAATTAGGAATAGTAATCTAGCTGGTAACACTTTAAACTTTACAACCTATATTTTTAAAACCCTCGTAAAAGAGGGTTTTATTTTATGTTGACTTTAAAATATTATTAGCATATATTAATAAATAGAAGGGATGTGTAAAAATGGAACGTGATGAACTTAGAAACAAGTTTACGGAAGTATTGACAGTTGAGGACCAAGCTGAGCGCTCAACCATGCTGAATGATATGCGAGCGGAGGTTGAAAAAACTTATACAGAATTGGACAATTTAAAAGCTGAAAATACAAAATTAGTTGAAAAGAATACCTCATTAACAGAGGCAAACTCTAAACTATTTATGCAAATTGGTGTCGAAAAATCGGGCGGAGAAAAACCAAAACATGAGGCGCCAATGGATTTACGAAAATTAGGTATTTAATGAAAGAGGTGATTTAGATGTCAAAAACAACAGGAAAAGACGTGACTAAAACGTTACAAAATGACTTAGGAATGGACCACGAACCAACCGGGCAAGAAGTCGCAAGTGCGATGTATGCAATGAGTTCAAGCAACTTTAAAAGTACAATTGGAGACCCAAATGAAACAAGTTCTTTAGAGTTTATGAACGGTTTATTAGAATATCCGGATACTTTAGGTGTTGAGTTTATGAATTTAGCAACGCGTATTGGTAAAGTGATTGCACACAGAAATATTTTAACAAACAAACTAGCACCATTTAAAATGGAAAACATGCCACTTGGTTATACTATGGAAGAGTATTTCGTTGAGTGCGCTAAAGAGCACGCATACGACCAAGCGGACGCGGAAAACACTTTGTTTAAGAGAAGTTTACCGGATATTAAAACAGCTTTCTACGTAGTAAACAGAAAGTCATATTATCCAGCAACTATTACTGATGATGATCTTCGTAAGTACTTTGTTACTTGGGATGGTGTAAACAGTTTGATCGCTCGAATTGTTGACTCTATGTATAATGGGGATAATAAAGACGATTATAACTATATGAAATCCGCTTTAGTTACTCATTATGAGAATGGACACATGAAAATCGTAAACACGAATGCCGTAACAGATACGGACACAGCTAAAGAACTAGCTCGTAAAATTACAGAATACGTATCATATTTGACAGAGCCAACAAATGAATACAACGCTATGGCAGTCACTAAGCAAAACGAATACGATGACATTTATGTCATCCTAAACGGTAAAACCAACAGTTACTTAAATATTGATTGGTTGGCTCAAACATTCCAATTAGAGTTTGCACAATTCAAAACTCATGTATTAGTATTGCCGACTTTACCAAGTACAGCGCAAGGAACTATCGAGGCTATTGTGTGTGATTCAGAAATTTATAGAGTATTTGACCAAAAATATAGCGTAGGCGTTGCGTACAATGCTAAAGGCTTATATTGGAATTATTTCTTGCACCACTGGGAAGGTATCGCAACAAGTCGCTTTGCAAACGCGATTGCTTTTGTATCCGGAAATGTTGAGGAAAAAGTTACAGCGATTTACTCAAATCCACAAGTCGTGGAAGTTCGTAAAGGTGCGACTATTACCGTACCGTTTACAGTGCAAACAAGCGGTTTAAATGCTAAGTACAGCTTAACGGCTACATCTAGTGTTGGGGATAAAGTTAAAGCTACAATCGAAAGTGATTTAAAACACGTTAAGATTGAAGGTTTAGACGCTATTGACGCGGAAGGTTTAGCAACTGTAACAATTAAAGATACAGTTTCAGATGTAACATGTGATATTAAGGTTGTTTATAACGTTTAGTTGTGTTATAATATCGTTGTCATGAGTAGGACATGACACCCCTCCTTTCTATTATTCAGGCGAATTGCAACTTAGGAAAAAGAGTTATTAATTTAACTCTTTTTCTTTTATTTTTATTTATTTTGTATTAGTATGTATTTGAAGGTGGTGAGATCATGTTAAGAAAAACTAAAAAGAAACAATCAGCAAGCCAAACAATTAAAGAACAATTTGAGCAAAACCAAGAAATCAAAATAGATATTGATAATTTTTTGCCTAAGTTTGACGAGGTAAAGTTAAGTGGTAAAAATTTAGCTCAAAACTATGTGAGTGAATTTAATACGGGTATGAATATTTACCAATGTTTAAATTATTTACAAGGTCATATTGGTTGGCTGGTTAAGGCTGTTAACGATGTTGTTAAAAAATGGAATAAAAACATCGAGGACATGATTAAATATTGTATTGAACTGTCTAAAAGTGAATTCGATAAACACTGGGTGGAGTTAAAACCTCAAGTTATTGAGTTGACGAAACAAACAACAATCAATCAATTCAATCAATCATGGGAAGAATTAAAACCGGAGTTAACGCAATATGTGAATAACACGATCAATCAATATATTGATAATCAAGATTCTAAAATTGGTAAAATGTATGATGATTTATCTATCTTATTAACAAACTTAAAGAACAGTGGAGCTTGGACACAAACGGGTGATACGATTTTTGACGGTCATATGACGGACGGTAGAAACATCGCAACCGGTAATATTAATATCTTTGGTGGTAGTGTTGACGGCGGTTCATACATTCGTACAAATAGCGGAAGCACTGAAAACGATTTGGCTGGTGGTGTATAATGGCATGGCAATATTTTTATGGTGCATATGATAACACCGGACCCTATGCGAATGTTGTTTTAGGTGGTTCACCGGATAATACAGGACCTTTTGGAGCACCTTTAGCAACCGCCCATGCATCCGGATATGGTAAAGGAATTAACTTTACAGATAATGGAAATTATGGAGTAACGTTTATTTTAGATTTAGTAGGGTATGCTATAACAGACGCTCAGCAGTATGTAGCTGATGGGTATTATGTTGGTGATACTTCTACACCGTATAACTATTTTATTATTGTATCAAAGTCAACAGACAACCAAGGCTCATGGACACAATTATTAAGAGAAAAGATATTTACACATACAGGTCAAATGCCTTTAAACTATCTTCAAGGCTGGGATGGTACAGCACGAGCGAGCCAATGGAGTAAATTTATCCAATTATCAAATGATACTACACACGTTAAAATTGAGTTACAAGGTGAGGATGTTACTTTTCCACACTCGAATATTTACAGTATTCAGCAAGTTATTCCCGACTTTAGACCGTGGGGTATTCGTAAAAGTGGTGTATTAAAATCATTGAATAAAGACAGTGGATTTTTAAAGATACGAAAATCGAACTCATGGAAGGACATCGCAAAATATAGTTATGATAAAGTAGGAAAAGAAAACCAAGGTACGAGCCGAATTCGTAAAAATGGAAAATGGTTAGGACAAGGAAAAATAGGCAGTTAAAAAATAGTTGAACCTTCAACTATTTTTTTATATTATAGAAAATGAAAGAGGTGATTAAAATGAAAATTATTTTAGTGGCATTAGTTTTTAATGGTTTGGATTTAGTGACAGGTATTGTCGGAGCATTAAGAGAAGGTGAACAAATCAAGTCGAACAAGTTAAGAGACGGACTTTTTAAAAAGGTTGGTTTTATCTTTTGTTATACTTTAGGCATTGCTATTAACTATGCGGAAACTTATTTAACTTTGCCGTTTGGGGTTGATTTAGTACCTGTGATTTGTACATATGCAATTATTACAGAGGTGGTTAGTATTATCGAAAACATTTCTAAAATTAATAGTGATATTTTACCGGATAAACTAAAAGACCTAATCGGCTATAAAGAAGGTGAATAGTATGGATTTTGATAAAATAAAGCAAAATATTTTAAATTCAAGTGAAACATCTACGAGCGAAAGCGAAAGTATTTCCGGTTCAGAGTTACATGAAGAATTTGAGATCAATAACTTTTTACCGGAGTTCGAGCCTTTAAAGTTAAGCGGTAAAAATTTAGCTCAGCAATATGTGAGTGCATTCAATACGGGTATGAATGTTTATCAGTGTTTAAACTATTTACAAGGATACGTTTATACCTTAGTAACCGCCATGAATGAAACAATTGAGGCATGGAATACAGTAGTGCCTTTATTAGAGCAGGCAACTAAGGAATGGACAGATGAGGAATTTGACTATAAATGGTCAATTCTAAAACCCCAAGTTATTGAGCTTGTTACAAATTTAACAATTGAAACATTCAATAAGGCATGGGAAGACTTAAAACCGGTTGTTATTAAACTGGCACAGGATACAACAGACGCCGAATTTAAAAAACAATGGGATATTTTAAAACCTCAAGTTATTACACTAGTTGAGGAAACAACAACAAATAAATTTAATGAAGAATGGGAAAAATTAAAACCTACGATCATACAATTATCAACAGATACAACAATTGCACAATTTAATAGATCATGGGAAGAATTAAAACCGAAAGTTATTGAATTATCACAGACTACAACAAGTAATAAATTTGATGAAAAATGGGAAGAGCTGCGACCTCAAGTAATTGAGTTAGCACAGACTACAACAAGTAATAAATTTGATGAAAAATGGGAAGAGCTGCGACCTCAAGTAATTGAGTTAGCACAAACTACAACAAGCAATAAATTTGATGAAAAATGGGAAGAATTACAACCAACATTAACAGAAACGGTTAATAATTTAGCTAAAACACAAACAACAACAACATTCAATGAAAAATGGGAAGAGTTAAAACCTCAAGTTATTGAGTTAGCGCAAACAACAACAAATACTAAGTTTGATGAAAAATGGATCGAACTACAACCAACTTTGAACACAACGGTTGAGGATTTAGTTAACACAAATTTAGAAACATTTAAAAGCACATTGTGGCAGGAAGTTACTAAAAATGATAGTTTCCCTTTCTTATTACCCGAAAATTTCGGAGCTGTAGGGGATGGTGTAATTGATGACCACACCGCATTTAATACATGTTTTACAAAAGCTACCGAAACAGGTAAGTATGTTTTATTAAGCAATAAAGTGTATTTAATCAGCAATAAATTAACAAATATCGTGGGTGTTAATATAATCGGTATTAATACACAGATTAAAATACAAAATAACATGTTTATTGGTACAGCTAGAAACTGTGTTTTTAGTAATATTATGTTTATTCGTGATGATGAAAGCACAAATGATTTATGTTTAATTGATGTGTTTTACAATTCACAATTAAAAAATTGTCGTTTATTAGGTATATACTATTTATTTAATGATATTGTGTTTGATTCTTTTAGTTCTAATAATATCTTGTTAGATGGATGTTGTTTAAATAATACATGTTTAATAAAAAATAGTAATATTGATGAAAATTTATTTGTAATTAATAATACAAAATTTTATTTTGATGGTAATAGTAACCATACAACATATATGTTAACAAGTAGTTTAAACACTACATTTATATTTAACAATTGCAATATAATTAAAATTGATAATAGTAATTTATCATTAATACAATCATTAGGTAATTTAATATTTAATAATTGTTATATTAATGTAAGTGATAGCGCAAAGACTTTTGTAATACCTAATTTGAGTAATCTTAATAGTATGAAAATTGAGTTTAATAATTGTAACCTATCAAACAATAATAATGTTTTATTTGATAATTCATTTACTAACAATACTTTAGTTGTTGCTAGTTTTAAAGATACAAAATTAAACGTAGGAACTATATTTAATTCAGATGTTGAGTGTAGTCTATGGCTTGAAAACAATATTATGGATACAAAACCTATTATCAACAGCGGTACAGGTAAAGTTAATATCGTTGAAATTCAACAGAAATATAGTGATACAAGCGAAAATATTTTCCCTTGGACCACAGAACCCACACCAACCGTTGAAAATAATGTTTCATTTAATAAAGCTGGAGTCGGTGAATATTATGTTTTAACTGAAAGCAAAGATAAAAATGTTAAAAAATTAGATTATTATTTTAACTATAATTTTAGATATTTACCAAATGCACTTTATTATGCTAATACTACTTTTGTTATAGGTTTAGATTTGGGAGGGTATACAGTTAAGAAATCATTATTAAATAATAACATGTGTAAATTAATACAACCACAAACAGACCCAACCACAAGCGAATTAATAGATTATGTTTATTTAATGTTGGATAGTGTGACTGTTACAACAACAAAAGATGAATTACAAAACGCGACAACTCAATTAGATATGAAATATTTACCATATTTCGCTAAGCTTAAAACAGATACGCCTATTACAGGGCAATGTTATGTTGACGCGTGCATTTCCATTATTTTAGAAAAAACTAGCTCATAAGCTAGTTTTATTTTATTATATAGTAGGAGGTATTAATTATGGATAAAAAAGAATGTGAATTATCAAGTATCTATAAGATGAAAAAACCGGAAGATATTCCATATAGTTTACCGGAAGGTTTAAGCGTTTATTTTTATATCGAGTTTTATATGCAAGCTATGCATATACTAAAGGATGTGGATTATGAAAGATATAATATCTGTAAAGATAAATTAAGAGAATTAGTAGAAATAGAGGAGGAATTAAATTTATGAAACCCGGTCAAAAGTTAGTACATGATGGTCATGAAGTTTGCTTGTTTCCTATGGAGACAATGAACATCACGCAATGGTCAAGTCCTACAGCCGAGTCACACTGCTGCGGACATCCATTCGACAATGCGATTAGTGGACAGGTTCGCGTGCCCGTGTATGCTCCATTTAGTTGTCATTTATGCTATAGTGATAATCAAGGAAATACACGCGCCTATAGTTCAGACAATCCCGTATTAACACCAAATGGATTGAGTTATGTTACTGTAAGCTTTACCCATGACCCCAACCCACCAACCGTAACACAGTATAAACAAGGTGATCTAATTTACCATACGGGTACGGCTGGAATGGCGACCGGTGACCACTGTCACATCGACCAAACGTTTACACAAAACGCTGGGCTTGTTTATTATGGTGTTACATGTAGGTATGGGAATCAATGCTACGCGTTAAGTGGTTCAGAATTACCGAATAATGTATTTTATGTGAATGATACAAATATTGTGAATGGATACGGTCAAGTGTGGAAAACATTTGAGGGTGGTCAACCACCAACACCACCCGAACCAAGTTACAAATATATTAAACATTATTTTATGCTAGATGGTTTAGGTATTGATTTTGGTTTTTATAAAACAAAAGAAGAAATCCAACCAGGACCAGGACCAGGACCAACACCAACTGGCAAATGGATTATACCAGGTGATATTAATAATACAAGACCACTTACGGAAGATGAATCTAAACAAAATTGGGTTGCTTTTTGGCAGTTTTTCAAGGCTAAAGGTTGGACCGCAAATGCGGTTGCTGGTATATTAGGAAACTCTTATTTTGAATCAACTGTTAACCCGAACAGATGGGAGGGTGATGTACCTTTTGCACAACCTGTTGCCTCACGTGGATATGGTCTAGTTCAGTGGACACCATGGACGAAAATAATTGACTGGTTAAAAGAAAAAGGATATTACCCGGATGTGTCTAAGTTTGGTCAAGGTGAATGCGAAAGAATTCAGTGGGAGATGGAAAACAACCAGCAGTGGATAGCCACAGCAGCTTATCCCGAAAGTTTTGCGAGTTTTTCAAAATCAACTGCTGACCCGTATACATTAGCGATTGAATTTTTAGCCAACTACGAAAGACCAGCCGACCCAAACCAGCCACAACGTGGTACTAAAGCGCGTGAAATTTATGATTATATCAAAGATAAATAAAATAGTTGAACATTCAACTATTTTTTACTAATATAAAATAAAAGGAGATGATTAAAATGAGTATAGGAGTCGTTAACAGTCAATTTACACCACAATCAAAAATTTATTTATTGAAGGGTTTAGAAATTGATGCAATGAATAACACTTTTTGGGGTGCATTCGATACACCCGAAAAACAATTTAATTTTTTCATAAATAACTACGATCATATCGTTTTTGAAAATTACACCTATCAAAGAAAAGACGGTACGGTAGTAGTACCCGGTTTATATGATGATCTACGTTTATACAATTATTTGATTTATCAAAATGGAGATACAGGTAATAAAGCAAAATGGATTTATTGCTTTATTACTAGTTTAGGGTATCTAAATGACAACGCCACTAGTATTAGTTTTGAAACAGATGTAATACAGACTTGGCGGTTTGAAATTGAAAGTAACTTTATGGAGTCATACATCGCTTATGAGCATAGGCCACAATATTATGATACAGGTGATGGTGTACATCGACCTTGTATTAACACTCAACCCGAAAATATAGAAGTTGGTACAGATTTAATTTCAGATAAACAGTATTTAATAGACCCTAACCAAAATACTAGTTTTGCCGTTATAGGTATGACATGTGATATGTCCGGAAAAGATAGCTACACTAACGCACAGCTAGGCGCACCAAGTCAAGTTAACTATTATATATTCCCTTTTAATAGGTACACGGGAAATGATATAAAATCTTTAAAAATTGGCAGTGTAAGCGGAGCAACTGTAACAATCTCGGGATTATCAGCCGTTTTAGACGCGATACGAAAAAATGAAAAATTAGTCGGTAAATGTGTATCCATTATTGTAACCAATTCAATACCGGGTTTAGTTGTTGAAAGTGGCCAAGTTGTGATTAAACGCGACTGCTTTAGCGGTGAGCAACAAGGTGACTATCAAATATTAACTTATAAAGCTAAGACCATGAATGACATGCTAGAAAATGATTTAAACGCATTCCCAAAAACACAGGTATATAATATACCGGCTTTTATTGGATTTAGTGAATTTACTAAAATATATACGTATCCTTACAGTTATTTAGTCATTAGTGATAATAATGGAACAACAAAGGCTTTTAAAAATGAGTTATGGCAGGATATGAAAAACGCTCAATTTATTTGTGTGGGGTCACCCAACAGCTCAAAAATGAATATTATGCCATTAAATTATAAAGTAACAAAATCAAATGATTCTTATTCAAGTTTAATTAATTTAGAAAATTCGTTTGAATCTCAGTATGAGACTAGCTTACCTATTATTAGTGATACCACCGCTTTAATGTTACAATCCTCACGCAACTCTATGAACGTTGGATTATCAAACATTAGACGTTCAAACGAAACAAATTCAGCTATAGCAAGTGCAACCGGTAATGCGTTGAGTGCACAAACAAGTTTACAGAATAACTTGAATTTAAGTGTGACCGTAAGAAATGCTAATCTAGCTAGTAACTTGAATGATTTACACAACAAGTCGAACATGATAAACGCCAGTATAGGCGCTATAGGCGGTTTAAGCGGTGGTATTGCTAGCGCGTTAACCGGTAATATTGGTGGTGCGGTAGGTAGTTTAGTAGGAGCTGGTTTAGGTATTGGGCAAACAGCCATGCAAAACCAAATCAACACAAAACAGACTAATCTACAAAATGCAAACGCTCTTGCAAACGCAAATGCACAAGCAAGTGCTAACAGTCAATCTACAGCAATTGGCAATCAATTGAGACAGTTAACAACACAATACCAAAATCAAACAAATATACAAAATGCTATGGATAGTTACAATGCACGTATCCATGACGCACAGGCAACGGCTGACAGTATTGTGACCGGTTCTAATGATTTAATGCGGCAAATAGCACTAGATTTAAACACATTCGTATTATATGTTTATCGACCAACAGACGAATACAAACAGAAACTAGAAAAAATATGGAACATGCGAGGTTATGCCACTAATACAATTGACTACCCTAATTTACGATCTAAAGTGTCATGGAACTATATTCAAACCGTAAAATGTAATATTAAGGGTGCAAATATCGACCCTAGCGACTTGGAAAAAATTAAGCGTGTATTTGATAATGGTATAACACTATGGCACACTAAAAATATTGGTGATTATTCTCAAAATAACGGTGAAAGATACTCGTATACACAATGTGATAAATACGGAAACTATATAGAAAAGAAAGTACATTAATAGAAAAGGTTGACGGTTCAACCTTTTTTATTTAACATATAATTAAAAGGAGATGATTAAAAATGGATTTATTGAATGATACAAGTTCGTTCACAGATTATTGTAGGAATGCTGTAGATGTTGCTACTATGAATAATGGAGAGGCGGATTTTATTTATTACACGTATTTACAAATGTTGAGTTTAAACATGTTTAAATATAAAGGTTTGCCGGAGTCCATTAATACATTCTATTTAGAATATGTTTTACAAACACGTGGTTACATTGGTTTTTATTATGATGAAAGATTAGGCTTAATTTGTAGTGAAATCACATTAGGAGGTAAGCTTAACCACTATCAAATGCCAACCGAATATCATACAGTGTCAACTAGTCCACTTGTTAAAAAGAATTTATCAAGTAATGAGTGTGTGGTTATGAAGAACAGTCCTTTATATGTGGGTATCTTCCCATACTTAAATTTTTTCGCTAAGAAACTAGCCCTAACAAGTAGAACTATGGACCAAAACTTAACCATGCAGTGGACACCGTACATTATTACAGGTGATAAACGTATGTTACAGCAATTCAAAGTGTTTATGAAGAAGATTTTACAAGGGGTTCAAACGATCTTTACTTCAAAAGGATTTAGAACGGAAGACGTTAACGTACTACAAACAAATGCACCTTTTATTGCGGACGAGCTGCACGGTATGAAACAAGCGATTTTGCGTGAATGTATGACTCTATTAGGCATTGAAAATGCCAACATGGACAAAAAAGAAAGATTAGTTTCAGATGAGGTCAACGCTAACAATCAACAGGTTATTGCGTCTCGCAATATTTGGCTTAGTGAACGTAAAAAAGCGATTGACGAATTAAATAAGAAATTTAATTTAAACGCAAGTGTAGAGTTTGCTCCATATGAAGACTTTGAGGAAATCTTAAAATTAATTGAGTTAGACGGTAATACAAGCCTTACGGATTTTAAAGATGATCTAACAATTAAAAAAGAAGGTGATTAACATGTTTAAAAAATTAAAAGTACCTAATTATTTGTTGACTTTACAAAGTCCGGTCCTTGCTGAAAATACCGAAACTATATGCGGTGTATGTCACAACCTAGCATTTACAGAGTTAATTGACGCTCAATATGAATTAAGCGACATGGAAGTTTTAGAGATCGCACGAAAAAAGATTTTCGATTTTAGCTATCCTTTCTATGATGATCTTGAAAAACGTAAAGCACTAGAAACAGGAATTTTAAAACATTTTTGGTTTGACGAGATCGGTCAAGAAACCTATGCGTATTGGAAATTCGAGCTCCAACACTGGTTTGAAATCAATATGGATAGATATTATACATTATTTAAAACTATTCCATTCCAAGACCAAGACGACCCAACGGCAAACACGAACTATACAGAAACATACACGCGTGATAGTCGAGGGAATACGCAAGCAAGTGGAGAAGATACGAGTATCGCTTTACAGTCTGTAACTCCGGAGGGACGTGTGGACATTGAAACAAACGACTATGTTAATAATATCGCTAAAACAATCACAAAACCAAAAAGCGCCAATGACACAACAGGACATGAAGAATATAGCTTTAAGCGTAAAGGTAATATCGGTATTCAAACGTTAGCGGAAGTGTTACAAGGTTCACGGCGTGCAGTTATAACCATTGAAAACGAGTTATACGCGGAATTACAGGAATATGGATTATTTTTTAATATTTTTTAGGAGGTAAAATATGAATATTAATGTGAATAAATATTATGACTATAGAAGAAAAGTTTTAGGTACATATGTAGATCGTGATGGGGCTTACGGTTCTCAGTGCTGGGATTTATATTTTGACTGGTGCGAAAAGAACGGATTTAAGGGTGCTAATTGCACATCTAGCGGATATGTTAAAGATATTTGGTTGAACCGACAAACAAATGGAATGACATACAATTGCCTTGAAATCACAGAACTACAACCAGGTGCAATCGTTGTATTTAAAGAGGTGCCAAATATTACACCATGGAGTCACGTCGCTATTTTTGACAGTGATATTAATGGTGTATACGGTCGCTTTTTAGGTGCTAACCAAGGAGATAAGAACGGTTTAGTTAACATTGCTACATTGCCATATTCAGCCACATTCGATACCGCATTTATGCCTAAAGCTATGATTTTAAGCGATGAAAAAAGTGAAAAGGTATTAAATGAAATTCCAAGCGATTTTATTAAAGAATATGGTACTTTCTACCCAAATTGCACAATTAAAATTAGAGAAGCACCAAGTCAAAAGGGTAATGATACAGGTTTATATTATACGAACGGTATGAGTGTACGATATGATGGTTATGTTAAGCGTGATGGCTATGTGTGGATTAGTTGGATTAGTAATAGTGGTAAACGTCGCTGGATGGCTGGCGGTGAATTAAATTCAAGAGGTATTAATTACCTACCTTATGGAGTATTCAAATGACACGATCAATAGACTGGTACACACCGACTAACATAAAGTCATACAACAAATTTTTAAATTTTATTATCGGAGGTCGTGGTATTGGTAAAACCTATGGATTTAAAAAAGACTGTATCAGTCGATACAAGAAAAAAGGAAAACAATTCCTTTATTTGAGAAGATACAAAACGGACCTTAAAAAGATAAAAACATTTTTAAACGATCAATTTGAAAATTTTAAAGATGATGAGTTTAAAATTACAGGTGGTAGCAATTTTACCACCTTTTATATAAATGGCTGTGAAATGGGATACGCCACATCTTTAACAGCGTTTGCAAGTTTAAAATCAACAAGTTATGTTGATATCGACACAATCATTGTTGACGAATTTATACCCGAAAAAGCCGGATTCAATGCATACATTCCGAATGAAGTTGAAATATTATTAAATATCATTGACTCTATATTTAGACAACGTGAGGGTCATGTATATTTATTGGCTAATAACGCAAGTATCGTTAACCCTTATTTTAGTTATTTTGGTATCACACCCGACCCAAACAAAGAATTTAATACATTTAAAGGTAGTGAATCCGTTGAGCAAATTGTTGTGCAAATATGCCAAAATGAGTATAAAAAAGGAAATCAAGAAAAATCCAAATTCCATAAATTAATATCCGGAACCACATACGGAGAATATAACGCTGGTAAGTTTGCATATGATACAAACGACTTTATCAAGAAGAAAACGAATGTATGTGATTATTTATGTACACTATACTATGATGATATTTACTATGGTGTATGGATTGACATGAACACGGGTTATGTATATATCAACCAACAGATAAACAAGGAATACGGATATTGTTATTCCATTGGTAGTAATAACCGCGAAAATATGATGATCGCGAAATTATGGCGTAAGGACCAAAGACTAAACATGTTAATACGATCATATCGTGATGGTTGCGTATACTACAACAACCAAGAAACAAAACGATTATTAAGTTATATATTAAGTAAATATTAAAATAAAAGAGTGCCATTAGTGCACTCTTTTAAGTTTAATATTTTAAATCATACTTGCCTACTGTATATAAATAATATGTATGTTTATCACCGTATTTTTCATAATACTTGTTATATACATCTTGAACAATTTTATAGTCTGTAGAATGTACAACAATCAAGTCGTCAAATGTAAAATAAAATTCTAAGCTAACAGGCGTATCAACTAATAACATTATTTATCACCTTAACTTTCTTTAAAAATAAAGTTCTAATCTTAATATGATTTGAATGAATTAAATTAATTAATTCATCACGCCTTTTACACCTAAGCGCATAGTTAAGAACATTTAGATAACTATCGCTTGTAAAACAAAATGTGTTATAAATCTTTTCTAGATCATCTAATTTATTTGTTTCATTTATTTTATCAACAGCATTGTCATACAGTTCAGTAATCCATCTTTCATATAAATAAAATCTTTGTGGAGTCATAAATATCACCTACCAATTCTCACTGTACATAGACACAAATGTATTATTAATGTACTCGTGTCTCCTAACACTGACTAGTAATAAATAATACTGCCTATAACTAATCAGCCCTTGGTTATAATAGGAATGAATAAGATTTTCACGCTCGATGTCACTTGTAACACCGAGCGTTCTATTTAATTCAGAACATAAACGATTAAGACTGGTATAATTACTCATAAACTAACCTTTCTTTCCAATCCTACAAACTTCTCTAAGGTTGTAAGTAATCAACTCATTCAATTCAATATAACCCTCAAAATCTACATCTTTATCATTATAGATATCTTCAATTGTTTCAATACAATCAATATTATAATTAGATAAAGATTTTAATAGATTTGGCAACTCATGTAATCCATTGATCTCTTTCAAAACACTATCATATGCGTTTTGAATATATTCCTTATACTTTTCTTTAGTCATGTTATTTACCTCCTTCTTTTCACCTATAGTATAGCACACCTATTCTAGAATACAAGTGTTTTTTGAATTTCACATAATCCACTACGAACCCGAGAGGGTCATTGTTTCACGTGGAACATTCTTGCGTAGCTGCTTACGGTGTTACG